AGTCGCCGACCTGCGCGTGCCGTTTTGTCCCTTCCAAAAAGATTCCTTGCCCCCCACCCTGCCTCTTGCGTTCACACAACGCCGCCGAAATAATCCGCGACGCTCGTATCCGACGGACTTGTGTTTCATTACGCATAAAAGGTGAGCCATCGACATCGAGCTTGGTTTGCAAAGCCACGCATCGGTCGGAAACACTTGCTCGCGTAAGGTTGAACCGCCGTCCCAGCTCGGCCTGCGTCGGTGGATTGCCTATGCCAAGCACAATGCGGATAAGGTCGGCCTGCAGGCGCGAGCGCGGGTCATTGGAATCGTCGAGGGAGTTGAGGATGAAGTCTAGGATGGCGTTTAATTTCCAGCCCACTAACTCCAGGGTTTCCTCGTCGATGAGAATCTCAGGCGACAATTTAATCGGCGGGTCAATCTCGTCGCGGTGACGTTGCACCGCAGCGTCCACTTCTTCCCGACTTTCAAAGCGAGAAGGCGAGAACGGAATCGGCGTGTCGTTAACCTTGTTGCGGGCGTCCAATGGATCACCGTGGGCGGGGTCATCGGGATTGAAGCAACCCGATTTTTCTAGACGCAACTTATCCTGCGCTGGAAGTTGTTTCCACCAGGCACGATAAGCTCTGTTGATACGTTCCCGGTCGTCCAATTGTGGACAGTTAAACCCCGCAAACTACTGAGAGGCAAGCGGGACGCGCCACAATTTTGCAGCGTGGTCAAAGGCGAGTAAGTTGTGACGTTCGACATAGCGTTTCAGCGTCGCAACTTTATAACCTGTCCCTGATCGTCCTTTCCCCATCACCTTGACCCATTCTTTGCACCAGAGTTTGAACTGCGGTTTAGTCATTGGGAACGCTGATTCAGCGATGATTTCTCGGGTGGCCTCGACATCATCATAAAACATCTGCGTCCTCTTTTGCCTGTTTTTATTTAACGCGGATAACATACCCTCAAGGTTAATCTTCCAAAGGTTCTTCCAATGCTGTAAGCGCCGAAGGCGGCGATAAGATAAATTGTATTTCTTTCTCATCGGACTGCCAGCAGGTAAGGTTAGGCGTAATAGACGACCGAACCCCCACTAGCGTAAGCGGTGGGTGGGGGTGAGGGAGTCTTTATCCCCCCCTTTAGGGGGGGGTATCTGTCTTTACACGTTTGAAAGGGCAAAACAGGGCAGTTTTGAAATAAGGGCGTAAAGGGCATTTTAAGGCGTTTTGTTTGTTGGTGGCTGTCCTACCCCTCAATCCCTGTTAAAACGCCGTGGCGACCCCTTAGCGGGGCTGGAATCGGTATCTGGCTGGGGTAGGTCGGACGGGCTAGCGTATTCCCAGCGGATGGCCCCTTTCTCGCGGGCGTGGCGTATGAGGATTTCGGGGGAGAAGTTGCCGTCGGCGTTTTTGAGGTTTGAACGGCCTCGGCGCTTGGTTAGGCCAAAGCGATAAACAGGGGTCTCGCCGGCCACGCGGAAAAGGAAAGCGGATTCGCGGAAGTAGTTAGTGAACTCTGATGATCCAAAGCCTGCATAGGCAAGGTCGGCGATGGTCTGACCCTCTTTATCTGATGCCTTCATTGGTTTGCCCGTGTGGTGCATCGCGATTAAAATCGCCCCTGTTTCGAGCAGAATCGGGGCGAGGTCGTGGCGAAGGAAGTGGGTGACCTGCTCCTGGTCGCTGACGTTGATACCTGCAAACGACAGCAGCGGGTCAATAAACACAATGTCAGCGCGATGTGCGGTGATTAAATCTTTAAGCATCCCAGGGAACGCTTTGCCCACGGAGGTTGTATCTCGATAAATCGCAAGGTTCTCAAAGAGCAGTTGCCGTTCCGTCGGATTCAGCGACGCCCCAAAAGAGACGTCTTGGAACGCTTCGCTGATGTCTCCCTTGTCATTTTCGGACTGCACAATGGCGATTCGCAGGGGACGCTTTCCCTTGGAGTCGATGCCGAAAAAGTCCCGCCCAACTGCCCAATGGACGGCGGCTTGCATCATCAGTGATGACTTGCCTGTGCCAGACTGCCCGACGATGAGTAGCGAACCACCTTTGCAGAGCCAACGATTACCGAGGACACAGTCGGGGTCGTTCTCGCGGTCGAAAGATTGCAAAGACTCTAACTCCATTTTTTGCGGGCCTGTTCCCTTGGCGGTCTTTAGATCCGCCGAAAGTTCTTTCATTCCATCGGCGACAAAGCCGATAATAGCTTTCGGGTCGGGGTCGGGCGATTGCAGGGCTTCGGTGGCGCGAGAGGTGATGGCGAGGATGCGTCGCAAGTGGGCGTCGCGTCGAATCATCACCGCCCACGATCTGTTAAGGGGTGAGAAGCCGACGTCTTTAATCAGTCCATCTAGGGCGTGATACTCAATCGGCGTCCCCCAAACTTTAAGGACTTCGGAAACGGTCAACTCGTCGATTTGCTTTTCCTGTTCTGTCAGGGAAACGATTGCCGAGGCGATGTCGGAGTGCGTCGGAGAAAAGAAGTCGAGGGGCGTGACTTCGGTGATTGGTAAGGGTAAGCCGTCCCGAAGTAAAACGCCGAGGAGGTAGCGTTCCGCGTCGAGTGAGGCGGGCTGGGTCGTGGGCATTGGTAGCGTGGGCTATTCGGCTACCGTTGAACTACCAGCCTCAAAATCGCTGTAAGAAGTCGGACGCTTATCGCATTTCGCCTCGTGCCAATTCTCTTGAAAGTTTGCGGGCAGTTCTTTTGCCATCGCATCCCCCGCCTTGCAAAGGACTTCGATGCGGCGGACGAGTTCGTGCTTATCGGCGATGAGTTGATCGCAACGGATAAGCCAGAAGCGTTCGCTCGGCGTGGTTTGAATCAGGGCCTGTTGGTAGGCGCTGACGTCGTGTTTGGTTTTCTTTTTGGGCATTGGGTGGAAAAACTACTTTTGAGGGTTCTTTTTAAGTGCGTCAAGTTTCTTACTCTTTGAGGGTTTCAATTCCCTCCAAAACCGTCGAGTTCTCAAAGTCCCATTAGCGATGATGCTTCTGAAACTCCTTTGCTCAATGATTCCAATTTTTATCGCCATATTTAAATACTTAATCGCAGTATGTCGTCTGCATTTAAAACGGTTGCACCAATAAGGAAGCTCGTGGAAGTCTTTGGGAATGTCGTCGCCTAAATTGTGTAATTCGCGAGCGAGTGCAGACAAGACCGAGTCTTTGATGCGTAGCTTAAAGTGCTTCATCAATTAAATCGGAAGTCCGTAGGCCAGACCCATTTGTCTCCTAATTTGTGAATCTGAAAGACTTTGCATTTATCACCAGAGACAAAGCCGGCGACAAAACCGTTTGCCCAGCGTGAAGTGGCAAGACGTCCATGTGCATAAGACATCTTTTTAATGTCGCACAAGCAACCAGCCGAGAAAGCCATCCCAGAAAGATACTTCGTCAAGGTTGCCGAAGCTAAATTGTGAGTGTGCCCGTGAATGAAAACTCCACCAGCCTGGACAAAGTGATTGCCCTGCTCTTCGGTGGCGCGAAGGCCGGCTTTCATACCGTGAAAAGTTGTGACTGGTCCAAGTCGATAAATCCCTTTTTCGTAATGGTATGGCAAAATGACTTTGCAGCCTGCTTGTCGGGCGGCGCGTTTCATGTCATCAAGATAGTCCTGATACTGATCTACTTTGTTCTGGTCGTGGGAATTGTGGATGACTTCATGAATCCTGTTCTCGTGATTGCCGAAGTGCCAGACGGTAGGGCGAGTTGCGAGCAGGAAGTCGCAGCCGGCCTGTAAGTCCGCTTTGACGGATTCATCGGCCTCCTTGTTTGAAGCTCCTTTGCGGATTGCTCGGAAGTCGATGTTGTCGCCTAGGTGGATACGCACAGTAGGCTTAAAATCTTTGATGAACGTCAAAAGAGCGTCCATTGAGTCTTTATCTACCATATCGCCGTGGTTGTCACCAAAGGCGACGAAGCGCGTGATGCTCATAGTTAAATCGGTCTCTGGGGTTTAACCTTCTTACCCTTGTAAATCTTCCAAGCCCCCTGGCTGGCCTCGTATTGCAGTAGCGAGTAGCCCGCGTTGCTCGCTGCACGTGGCTGGGTGCTTTTCATTGGAAAGCCTCGCACGATAAACTCAGCCACCGGGCGATTGAACATTTCCGCCGCGTCGAGTGCGCCGATGCCGAGTCGCTTGGCCTCATTGATTTGCACATCAGGGTCGAAAGGGACGACGATCACTTGCCCATCGCCCTTAAACTTGGCGTTTTCCCGATGCGGACAAGCTGTTAAAAACTTGGCTCGCTCTAGGGACAAGCCCAACAACTTTGCACGCGTCGCCAAGTCGTAAGGGATAAGTCGAGGCGGCGTGAAGTTGCAAATCACGGGGTGTTATACCTGCGGAGGTTGTTTTGCTTTTTCCCAAAGTTCGATGATGAACCGACGCTCCATACTGTCGGGGTGATTGGCTTTAATAAGCTCCACCATCGCTTCGCCCGCTTGTATCAGTATTTTGTTTTTAATTTCCTCAACCACTTTGCGATTCATACAAACCCACGCGACGTCACGCATCGCATTGTATTCTTCTTCGGTGCGACTCATAGTGCAATCGTTCGGGCTAGTTCTTCGCCCGCTTTGAGGATGTAGTCTTTAGAGTTAGGTTTGAACGTAAACTCATAGTCCAGGGGAATCTCGCGGGTGATTTCGCCGATGGACAAGCCTTCTTCCTCATTGGCGGCCTCGATGCCGGCAGTGTTGACGCGCACCGTGATCACGCGGAAGGTTGGCATCAGCTTGTGGCGGACGACTTGATACTCATTGGTATAACGCCAATCTGAGCAAATGATAGGACGCAGGGGAATGCCCGCACGCGAGCAATCTTTTTGGTAATACTGAGCAAGCGCGACGAATTGGTCAGCGAAAACGTCCCGATTGATTGACCGAGCAAACTTGCCTAAGGCGACCAAGGTGTTTCGGTGCTTCACCTTGAATTGCTCGTCCTCAAAAGTTTCCTCGATTTCCAAGTGGTTCAGAAAAGAGTCGGCAGCGGACTTGAGGAAGCTAGCAAAGTTGATATGAATCGGGGCGGCTTTGGAACCCCGGAACATTCCTTGAAAAAGCGTATCCTTACCCGCACGAGCGTAGCCTGTGATTAAAACAACCGTGGGTTTTGGTAAATCTTTCATTGTTAAAAAGGAATTGCGCCCGAATCGGGTTGGTCATTACCCGCGGACTTGGCGGCTTTAGGGAAGTTGAGGCGGTAATTAAACCAAGGTTTGCCGGTCTGCCCGACGCCTTGCTTGACCACTTCGACGTCTACTTCGAGGGTCTTGCCGACGGCGGGTTCGCAGTAGGCGAGGAACTTATCCACGTCCGCTTCAAGAGCGAGGGGTTGCTTATATTGTCCCGAGAACTTGCCGATGAGGATGGCAAGGGATTTGCCGCTAGATTTGCCGACGGAGCATTTATAGGACAGGGAGTTGTTCTTCTGATCGGTGAAGAAGAAAGAATACTCAATAGAGCCGTCGATTTTGCTTTCACGGATATATTGCGGGTTAATCTTTGCCATCCGTAGGGTATAGCGTCCCGACTT